AAATGAAAACAATAATTTATTTTACTGCAGACTGGTGTCAACCATGCAAAAAAGTAAAACCAATTGTTGAAGAGTTAAATAGAGAACATTTTCCTGGTATGTTTCAAATAGTTGATGTAGACATAGAAAAAGAAATGGCTAAATCTTTTGAACTTAAATCAGTTCCAACATTTGTTTTATTTAAAGACGGTAAAGAAATTAATCGCACAACTGGGATAAAAACAAAAAAAGAGTTAGAGGATTTTATTAATTATGAAGAAATTATTCAAGAGAATATTTAATCCAGATGGAAAAAATATGAGTTTAGATGAAAATGAAATGATTGAAAAACTTATCCTTGAAGGTGGTTTAGAGGTTGCTGGTGTTGATTCTGAAGATGGGTCATTGCTATATTCATTTACTCCTAAAATAAAAGAGTTAATGCCAGACTTATACCATGACCATATGAATGCGGTAAACGCTGAAATATTGTCTTTGTGGGAAAGAGGGTATGTAAATATAGACCTTTTATCTAAAGAACCATTGGTTACTCTGGCCTCAAAATCTTTTGATGAGGCAGAAATATCTAAATTAAATAAACGTGAAAAATGGTCTATAGAAGAGTTAAAAAGGATGTCTAATAGGCATCCAAACACCTAAACCCTGCTATAATACTATTATGGATAAAATTGTAGAAGAGATAACTCATAACGCAATAAGCAAGAGTTACTATTCAGATAACGAAGAAGAAGATAAATGGGACAACATGGAAAAAGCATGTTGGGTTGGGTATGAACAACGAGGAATGAAGCCAAAAGGCGGACGCATGGTTCCAAACTGCGTTCCTATTAAAAAAATAGAAGAAGTAGAAAAAGCAAAAAGTGTATCTGTTGGAGATCATGTAACATTTGCAGTTCCAAAACCACCAGACAAAACAGAGTCTGCACATGGAGTTGTAGAAAGAGTAGAACGTTCTGGTAAAGTTACTCTTCCTGGAACAAATGAAACTGTAGAGGCTTCATCAGATAATCCAGTAGCAGTTGTAAGAGTTTATGCAACAAATGAAAAAGGTAAAAGAACACGAACTGATAGGCGTGTTGCAAAACCAGTTAGTTCTTTAAGGATTAACTCTGAACCAATTGATAATGAAAAAATGTATGAAGAAGAAGAAATTATGCAAAAAGCATCTGAGTCAAAATTAAGAGAATTAGTTGAAGCATACAACAAAGGGAAAGATGGCGATAAGAGAATTACTGTAGGAACATTGCAAGCAGTTTATCGTCGTGGTATTGGAGCGTATAGAAGCAATCCATCCTCAGTACGTGGAAGTGTTTCTAGTGCTGAACAATGGGCTATGGGAAGAGTTAATGCTTTTATGGCAGGGCTTCGTGGCAGGTTTCCAAGAAAACCTTTTGATTTAGATTTATTTCCAAAAGGACACCCAAGATCAACAAAGAAATATTTGTTTGAAGATTTTGCAACAGAGGTAGAAAAACCAACAAGAGTTGTTAAACTATTTAATGATGTTGAAACAATAAACAAAAATACAGAAGGTTGGGGCGGATCTATTTTTGATTTAACTCCGTTTAAAAATAATGGCTAATAGGTCTTCAGGATCATATTTTAAAGATCATGGTTTTAATTCATTACAAATTAAAGATGGAAGAATAGTTCGCTTAAGAAAAGACGGTAGAATAAAAGCAGATCTTGGTCCATATAGACCAGGTAAAAACAAAGTAAAGGTGGTAGCAAATGGCTAATAAAGAACAAAAGGGTAATGCTAATAAAAAGAAAGAGCCAAAGATGACTCTTAAAGAAAAACGTGCTGCAAAGCAAGAAAAGAAAAAGAAAAAAAATGGCTGATACATATACACCAAATTCTGGTATGAAGGCTGCTGCTCGTCGTGCTTTAAAATGGAAAGAAGATGGCAAGGCAACAGGTGCTGGAACTCCAGTAGGCTGGGGTAGAGCAACAGATATAGTTGCTGGTAGGGCAATGTCTTTAAGTACTGTTAAACGTATGTTTTCATTTTTTTCTCGTCATGAAGTAGATAAAAAGGGTAAAGGATTTTTTAGTGGTCCAGACTTTCCTTCTAATGGAAGAATTATGTGGGATGCTTGGGGTGGAGATGCAGGTTTTTCATGGAGCCGTGCCATTGTTGAAAGAGAAAAGAAAAAAGTAGAGAAGGTTTGGCAAGGATCTGCTTTTAGTCTTAAAAAATAGGGGGATATGTGGAAAATTTAGAAAAACAAGAACTTGTTCAGTTAATAACATTTTATAAACAAAAGTTATCTGATACAGAGTTAGAGTTATTAAAATTACAACTTGAAATTAATAAACTTAATTCTGCAATTTTAGGATTGACAAAAGAGCCAACAAAAAAATCTAAATAAAATGGAATATTTTTTAGTTATAGGCTTGACATTCTTAGCCACATGGTCTATAATTAAAATATCAAACAATAGAATAACATTTTTTAAAAATATCAAATATCGCCAAAGCGATATGTATGAAATAACTAAAGATGTTTTTCAAAAAAAAGTGTTTGATAAACCTAAAATTATTACGCAATCTCAAAAACATATTCAAAAAAATATGCTAAGGGTAGTAATAACTGGAGGTAAGGCGTATTGGATATTAAATAATGTTTTTTATACTGCTAATGCTATAAACGGCAGGGTAGATGAAAAAACAATTAAACCATTAGATTTTGAAAATATGTCAAAAAAAGAATTAAACAAAATGTTATCAATACTTGATGATTTAAAACAAGGGGTGGGACCAAGTGATAGTGGCAGTGCAGGGAACAAAAGAGTTTAATGATTATGGCGTATTTTTACGTGCCATGAGTGTTGCGCTTTCTGAAATGAAAAAAGATGATAAAGATTTTATTATTTATTCTGCAGGTCCGCTAAAAATTAATAACTTTGTTTCAGAGTTTTGTAACTTATCAGAACGTGGTATGAAAGCAAGGGGTAAGAAAATTAAATTTTATAATGCTGCCCCAGCATGGTTAAGTGAAAATATTAATCAAGTTAATTATGTTGCTTTTTTAAGTCGTCCAAAAGAACCAAAATCAAAATTGGTTTTAACTGCAGAAGCAAATAATATTGAAGTTGGTCTTTTTAGATACTAGGAGAAAAATGATTATTAAAAGTTTAAAAACAATGGAAAAAATTGTAAGTAAAAATAAAAATTTATTTTGGCAAGGTTGGGATATCGTTGACTTAAAAGAGTCTGATATAGCAAGAACTTCTCCATTAGGAATTAGAATAAAAGATAAGTGGTATTTACATAGAATCTATAAGCCTAATCGCAATGGCTGGAATATACCAAATAAGTATAAGGATTAATCTTGAAGCAGCATTTGTGGAAAGATAAGGCTCTATGTTTAGGCCTTGATACAAATATTTATTTTGATAAATATGAAGATCAAGAAAATTCTAGGCATAATGTTGATGCGCTTTGTAAGCAGTGCCCAGTTAGAAAAATATGTTTTGCCAATGGTGTTTCTGGAAAGGAATGGGGCGTTTGGGGCGGTATATATTTAGAAGGTGGAGAAATTTCAAGAGAATTTAATAAGCATAAAACTAAAAAAGATTGGTCTGAAACCTGGCAATCTTTAACAATGGAGTAAAAATGAAAAAAATAAAAATTATCCCAACAAAAAAAGAAGCACTTTTTAAAATAAATATTGAAAGTGCACAAAAATATGTACCAGATTGGTATAAAAATTCTCCACAAAAAGTTAAAGGGTTTGAAAATTTTTCTTTAATGCCTCAAAATCCATTAGTTACAACCTCAACTTATAAAAAATGTTCTCCATTTTTAGATGCCCTAACAAGTGGATATACATTTTCTTTAACACAGGACATTGAAATTATAAAAAAAGAAGATAATATGCCATTTATTTTATGGAGAGGATCTACTTTAACCCCAATAACTTGGCATGACAATGATCAATGGGAAGGACTTATTCCTCCTGAAGATTGTTATAGATATGTTTATAAATGGCATAATGATTTTATAATAAAAACTCCTAAAGGATATTCTACATTGTTTACACATCCACATAACAGATTTGACTTACCATTTAATACTTTATCTGGCGTAGTAGATACAGATAAATACAATCTTCCTGTACATTTTCCATTTTTTGTAAAAAATAATTTTACTGGAATAATTAAAGCAGGAACTCCAGTTGCCCAAATGATATTTTTTAAAAGAAATCACTGGATTAGAGATATAAAAAAATATAATAAAGATTTTATAAATAAAGAAAATTTTAAATTTACTTCCAATATTGAAAGATCGTATAAAAAATTTTTTTGGCAAAAGAAAAATTACGACTAAGATAATATTTATATAAAAATATGTGTAGAATAGAAAATAAAATTATATGAAAAAACAATATCATTTTTTAGCAGGATTTCCACGTTCTGGAAATACATTGTTGTCTAGCATCTTAAATCAAAACAAACAAATATATAGCAGTCCGCTTAGCCCAATTTTAAAAATGCTTTGGGATTTTGAACAAAGTACATTTAATAATCAAAATCAAAATATTTTAAGACTAAATGACATAACACCAGCAATTAATGTTGGTACCAATATAATTAAAAATTATTACTCAGAAATAACAAAACCCATAATTATTGATAGGGAAAAATGTTGGGGAAATGCTGCTAATTTAAAATTAATAAAAAAATATATTGTGACTAATCCTAAAATAATATTTACAATTAGACCAATTATAGAAATATTAACATCTTTTATTAATATTATGCCAGAAATTATAGATCAAGAAATGGAAACAAGTGGTTGGTGGTACAAAGATTATTTAAGCAAAAATGATAATAGGTGTGAATATTTAATGCGACCACAAGGTCCAATTGATTTTACTATAATAGCAATTAATGAAATAATTAAACACGAAAATAAAGATATTTTTTGCATTATTAATTATGATGATATTGTTTATAGTCCACAAAAAACAATGGATAAAATATATAATTTTTTAGAATTGCCACGATACAATCATAATTTTAATAAAATTATAAAATTAGAAAAAGATAATGATGAAAAAAGTGGAACGCCTTATAATATACATGAGATAAGACCACAATTAAATAAAATAAGTAAAAATCCCAGAGAGGTATTGTCGGAGTATATAATTAATAAATATTCAAATATAGGATGGAGAGTATAATGATTATACAAATTATTGGTTTACCTGGTTCTGGCAAGACTGAACTAGCAAAAGCACTTAAAGAACGTATTAATGCTATTCATCTTAATGCAGATGAGGTGCGTGCAACTGTAAACTCAGATCTTGGCTTTACCCACGAAAATCGTATTGAACAGGCTCGTCGCATGGGAGAGATGGCAAGACTAATTGCAAAGCAGGGTGTTGCCCCAGTTATTGTAGATTTTGTATGCCCGACAAACTTAACTCGTGCTGCATTTGGTAAACCAGATATTTTAATTTATATGGAAACTATTGAAGAAGGCAGATACGAAGACACTAATAAAATGTTTGAAATTCCTGCAGACTTTGATATGGCTTTCATTAGTCACGAATGGAATCCTGATCAGAAGGCAACAGAAATTATTAAACAGTTTAAGTTACATGACTGGTCTGCACCAACAACTCTCATGCTTGGCAGGTATCAGCCTTGGCATGAAGGACATCATGCTTTATATGTTGAGGCGGGTAAGCGAACAAATCAGGTCTTGCTTGGAGTCCGAAACACACACAATACAAGTGAAAAAGATCCACTTACATTTGACCAAGTAAAGGAGTACATTGCTAAAGATGAATTTATGGATGGCTCAATGGTACTAAGACTACCCAACATTACTAACATTGTCTATGGTCGTGATGTAGGATATAAGATTGAGCAAGTTGAACTACCTGCAGACATTCAGGCTATTTCAGCAACACAAAAAAGAAAAGAGATGGGCATATGAAACACTTAAAACTAGTAAACGAGAACTATTTTAAACACATGATTGAGGCATGGTTAGTATCAATAACACTTATGTTTGCTGGAATTATTGTTTTTATACATTCAATTTTTCCATTTTTATTTCAAACAACTGGATCACGCATGGTAAAATCTATATTATATAGAACAAATAAAAGGCAGGGCGCAGATGAATAAAATAAAATATATATGGGCTATTGTAAAAGATAGATGGTTTAGACCATATGATAATATTATAATTAGGTTTAATACAAAAGCAAAAAATAATGATCCATTGGTATGGCGTATTATTATTAATGGGCATGAACATCTGGCTTCTGATTTTGAAATTCATGGCTATGCATATAGCAAATTATCTAAAGAAAATAATGTTACAAAATATAATGTTGGATGCTTGGGTCGTGTCAGATGGTATGGCACAAAGGCAATAATTATTACTGCTCCAAAACCTAGGAACGAATTTATCTAATGTATACAGATTTAATGAGAAATGCCGTTCATTCTATACCTGCGCCAAAGGGTTTTGGGGTGCAAATTATTGACAATGATCACTTTCTTACGGTAAAATTAGATGAGAAAAAGTTTTTACACATGGTGCATGATGAAAAAATATTAGCATTGCAATATGTTGTAAAAATTAAAAAGGCTTTAGAAGATTGTGGGGCCATTGTTTTAGTAACAAGAGAGGCAGTTAAATGATTAGTCAATTATTTAAATTTATTATTTGTAAATTTAAAAAACATACGCTTATTCCTGCTGGGGGATGTCCGTTTACTGAAAAAAATTATAATGCTTGTACAAGATGTGGAGCAATGATAGCGATATGAAAAAAAATACAAAAATATTAATATTGCTATTTTTATCTTTTTTTATTGCTACGGCACTTTGGATAGCCTCTAATTTAAAACAATTATCGGATTTAGATATTTTTAATATAGAAGAAGACTAATGCAAACCTTTCTACCCTATAAAAATTACAACAGGTGTGCAGAAATATTAGACAATAAAAGATTAAATAAACAGATATTAGAGGCCTATCAAATACTTAAGGTTTTGTCTGGAAAATCCCCATCAGGGGCATGGCGCAATCATCCAGCGGTATTGATGTGGAAAAACGCTGAAAAATCATTACGCATATATACAAACGCCATGATTAAAGAGGCTAGGCTTAGGGGTATTAGGACAGATGGCAATGAGGCTAATCTAGACGCTTTAGAGGCTGTTTCTGGGCATTTGTGGGGTATTGATAAGCCAGTCTGGAGTAAGCCCTCTCATATAAACCGTGTAAATATCACTCATAGGGCTAATTTATATCGTAAAGATCCTACCTATTATTCTGAGTTTTACATAGACACCAAAAATGAATATAATAAACCTTGTTGTGATAAATGTTTATATTATTGGGCGACCCATGCCGTTAGAGATGGAGTACAATAGTTAGTATGAAGACGATGTTTGTAATATTTTTTGCTACCCTGTCTTTCTCTTTTGCCCTTGCTTACTGGTCAGTACTTTATAAATTAAAATCGTCAAACCTTTTACTTGCAGAACTTTTTATAAAAAATAAGGCGTTAGAAGAAATATCACTTCAAATTAAAAATAATGAAAATACTTCAGATGAATCAATACATAAAGAAAATTTCATTAAATTCCTTTCAGACTCAAGAGATTGGGCTTTTGAATATATTGAACAATCTCAAAAAACAATTAAAGAAGTTTCGGAAGAATTACAAAATCAAGGTTTAATCATTTACTCAAAAAAACTATTAGCCTTATTACCAGAAAATAATAAAAAATGAAATATAAAAATAATAAAATTTTATTTATATTTAAAATAAATTTATTTAAAAAAATTTTTAGTTGGAGAAATTTTAATGGATAGTATTAACTTTATGTTTACACAGGCTAATAAAGTATTGGGAAATAGCGATGTTGGCTTTATGAATCATGGATATTTTCCATCTTTAAGCATTATAGATAGCGAAGACTATTTGTTTAAAAATCAAATAAGTCTATACTTACAAATGTTTAATAATATCAAAACATCTAAAAAAAGAATTTTAGAAGTTGGATGCGGTAGAGGGGGAGGGGCTTCTTCTATTTTAAAATATTTAAAACCATTAAGTATTGACGCTTGCGATATGAATCAAGAAAACATAGAGTATTGTTTAAAATATCAACCTTCTGAAATTAATTTTAAACAAGCATATGCACAAAGTTTAACATATACAGATAATTTTTTTGATATTGTAATCAATGTTGAGTCTTCTCATTGTTATAATAATTATCCTTTATTTTTTCAAGAAGTTAATAGGGTTCTTAAAAAAAATGGAATATTTTTGTATGTTGACTGTGGACAAGTTATTCATAATTTTCATAATTTTTTTCATTTTTTTAAAAAAATAATTAGAGAAGACATAACAGAGAATGTTAAAAAATCTTGCCAAGAAGACTATAATAAATTTAACAACATGATTAAAGATGAAAAAATAAAAAAACTATTAACAGATACTGCCATTGAAAAATTTAATAAGTATAGCCAGGGCAATAACCAATATATAAAATATGTAGGGTATAAATAATATTATGTATAAAAACGAAGTAAATACAAAAAAAATATTTTTATTAATATTAACAAGTTTTGGGTGCGGTGCCGTGTTCGCAGCATTCAAATTACCAGTACAAGCACCGTTAGTTTTTGCAAAAGTTGCAGAAATTATTGGACCATGGACTGGCTTTACAATACTAACACAAATTATATCCTAGGAGGAATAATGAATAACTTACTAAATGATAAGACAAAGGCATTGTTAGCATCGTATGGACGGTCCGTACTTGGTGCAACAATTGCGCTTTACATGGCTGGCGTGACAGATCCAAAAGATCTCTGGGCTGCATTAGTTGCTGCTCTAGCACCCGTTGCATTGAGAGCACTCAATCCTAACGACAAAGCATTTGGCGTACTGCCAGATACAGGTGCCGTTTCAGATGCGCTTAGCAAGATTGTACCTGCTAAGAAGGCTCCAGCAAAAAAGGCTGCTAAGAAAAAGTAGTTTGTTTTTAATAAAGGGGGCAAACCTAAAAACTTGCCCTCTTTATTTTTTATAATTAGGGAACTATGGACTTTGTATATATTTGTAAGGAAGGCATTAACGAAGAATTAAAGTATTCTATTAGATCTGTCGTTGAAAGTTTTCCAGAATCAAACATATGGGTTGTTGGCGGTAAGCCTGATTGGTATGTAGGCAACTACATAAAGGTAGAACAAAAAGAATCAAAATATAAAAATGCTGTAGAAAATCTAAA